TTTGACGATTAAGTTTATCATAAGTACGATTACATTCTTGTGGGAATCATTTGTTGGTTATAAAGCTGAACCGGAATCAGCGCCTGGTAATAGTAAGCTGCATCGCGAGAGGAGCGTCAGAATTATTAAAGATTTTGATGCTTCGCCTTTAGCGAAAGAGCAGATGGGGCATAAGATTGATCATAATGGTATGGCCTTAATTGACAAGATTGTTAATAAAAATCAATATTCGATTTGTCTGACGGGAGTTGATAGTTCGGGTGTTGAGAGACTAGCTCATCAAGTCTTTGGATTAGCGATTAAGGGATTTACAGTAATGGTTCCCTATCATTTTATTACCACCTTGAGAAGCTATTTAGCTTTAGGTGAGGTAAAAGAAGATTATGCTGTTTTCTTTGTTAAAGAAGATGTTAACAGAAACAGGAGGGACCCAATTAAGTTTACTGTGAAAGAAGTGTTAGATCATATTATTTCAAATAAAGAAAGTGAGACACGGGATTTCTGTTTTATTGAATTACCTAGTCGATTTGGAATGCATATGAGTATCGTAGAACACTTCGCTCCGAGGTCAACTTTGGCTAAATTGCATAAACATATTCTCTCTATAAGATTGGTTAATCAAGGTCGTGATGGTAAACAATCAGGATTTTGTTCTAACGCTCGTACGATCTCTCATGTTCCTTATGCGTGTGGAAATAGTGAAGGGTTCGTGTATCAATTAACTACTCAAGAGGGCGATTGTGGCTCAGTGCTTCACGTTTTATCGACAGCCAATGAATTTAGTGGTAAGATTGTTGGAACGCATGTCGCTATTATGAAAGATGGAACAGCTGCTTTTGCGAATTGGACTCCTAAAGAACTAATTGAAGAGCTCTGTAAATCTATTAGTTGCGCTGTAGAACAAGATTTCGATATTGAACTTGTTCCGCAGATGGCGATTAAAAAATATGGTCGTTATGTTGAATTTATTAGTCCGATGAAGAGTGTTAGTCCTACAACGTCTTGTTTTATTAAATCCAAGATTTGTGGTATATTTGGTGATCCAGTTAAAGCTCCTGCTTGGTTAAGGCCTTTTGTTAATAAATCAGGTTTATCAATTGATCCTAGAGAGATCTCCCAGAAAGGATATTCTCCTCCTAATAAGTATTTTGATAAAGAAACTGTTGAGATAGTTATGAGTCAAGTCTTCAGAGATATGAGAGGTAATTCAAAGATTAGGATTTTGCCAGAAGTGCTTTTAATTGAAGAAGCATGTTCAGGTAGACCAGGGACGAAGTATTTTGATGGTTTAAACCGAAATACGAGCCCAGGATTTCCTTTTGTATTATCTTCAAAACTATCTGGTAAGAAGGATTATTTTGGGTGTGATGAATTTATGGATTTTACATCTGATAAATTCAAGGATCTTAAGATCAGGGTTGACAATATAATTGACTGTGCCAAAAATGGCATTCGATTAGTTCATGTGTACGCGGATCATTTAAAGGACGAATGTAGACCTCTGGATAGAGTTCAAAATGGCAAGACTAGAAATTTTAGTAGTATGCCATTGGATCTCAACATTGCTTTTAGGATGTATTTTATGTCATTTATTGTGTTTGTTATGAGTAATCATACAGACAATGGAATAGCCGTTGGTATTAATCCTTATAGTAATGATTGGGAATACCTTAGGAGGAAACAAAGTACCAAATCGGGTGGAGCCAATTGCGTAGCTGGGGATTTTAGTGGTTTTGATAAGGATCAGTACGTATCGATTCTTTT